GCGCTTGTCCAGCACGCTCAAGCCGTCGATGGCCATGGTCAGCCTGCACTGGGCGTTGCGCGCGATGATCAGGGTTTTCCCCGCCGCAAGTCCCAGCCCTGTAAAGGCGAATGTCCTGCCGTTCACGCTGATGCTGGCCGTGTTCATGGTCGTGGCGCCGTCGTTGCGGATTTCCGCCTCCAGAAACGTGATGGCCTGCGTGCCAGGCGGCGCGATGGAAGCTGAGGCCGTCACGCCTGCGGCTGTGGCCAGCGATACAATCGTCGGGTATTTGGCCTTGAAATCCGGGTCAAAGGCTGTGAACCCAATCACGATATCCTTGCCTGCATAGTCCCGTATCAACTCAAGGCTGGGATAATCGGTGCACCGCACGTTCAGGTACTGGTCAGGGCGATGGATGACCTCCAGCTGCGTTCCCAGCGCCCACTCCAGCACCTCGGCAAGCACCTGTTCGCGGCGCGCCGGGGTGGCATCCAGCACCTTGAAGGTCACGCGCACCTGCCGCGTGTTCTCCATCTGGCCAAGATACCGCACCCCGCTGTACTTTGCGTTCGCGGATATGATTTCGGTGGTGTCTACCGCGCCGATCAGGATGCCCTTGACGCGGATGGTGCTGTTGAGGCTATCCAGCCCGATGCCGTCCAGCCATACGCTCATGCCGCGTCACCTCCCTTTCAGCCTCAGCCGTTGCCCCTGCAACGTGGAAATCTTCGGTTCAATGATCTCGGACAGGTCTTCCCCATCGATGGTCAGCGACACATAAATCGGGCCGCCGCTGCTTTCACGGATGGCCTGAATCACGCCCGCCGCGTCGAATCCCGGCATTCCCTCGCCGCTGGCAATGGCGCGCCATGCGGCAGCCTCGGGGGGCGGCAGCACGGCTTCATTCTCGTGCAGCTGCGCGATGTATCCGTCAAACGGCACGCGTGCAAGACCGTTCGCGTGGCTTCCATTGATGCCCATTGCAGCCGAGGTGCCCCCTGTCCCAGCGTTTGTCGCGGCTGCGACGGCCGCAGCGATCACCGACCGGATGGCCGCCGTAAGTGTTCCCTGCCCGCTGTAAACCCCGTCCGCAACATGGTCGATGATCCCATACCCGACGTTTTCAAATGCGTTGAAGTAACTGCGCATGGCCGCAAGCGACTGATTCATGGTAGCGTTCACCGCATTGCGCAGGTAGGGCTGCTTCTTATAACCGTCGCTTGCCCCCTTGGCGAACTTCTCACCTGCCGTTGCCGCTTCGGTTTCCGCATCGGAGATGATCAGCACGAGCGTATCCTTCATCGCCAGCACATACAGCCCAAGGTCGGTGGTGAGGCTTTCCATGCTGGTAATTGCCGCTTTGGCGTCTGCGGCAATGGTCAGCTTGGCAGCTGTCAACGCCGCCACCGCATCGGTACCGGCTTTGCTGGCCGTTTCGATGTTTGCCGCGATGGAGGCAGTCAGCTCGGATAATTCCGCGTTTTTGTCGATGGCTGCTTGCTGCTCGGTAGAAGCCTCGCTCGCCTTACTTTGCGCATCATCAATCTTGAGCATTGCATCGGCAATGGTCCCGCCCGCAAAAGCGACATTGTCAGCAGCGTCCGCTGTTTTGTCGCCAAGGCCGGTAATGCTGTCGCCTGCGCTCTGCGCTGTGGGCGTTGTGCTGGCCATGGCGGTCTTGACCGCCTCCTGTTGCTGTTGCAGTTCAGCCTGCTGGGCGGTCAGCGTTTCGATATCCTGCGTGTATCCCGTTACGGAAACGCTGGCCTGATCGGCTGCGTCAGAAGCTGTGAACATGGCTTCATAGGCAGCCCTTGCGGGTCCGTCCAGCGCCTCATAGGCAAGTCGATACGCCTGTTCGGCATCCACGCCTTCTTTGAGCGCAACGGTGCCATCCTCGAGCACGTTGAAGTACTGGGTAAACCCGTCAATCCCAAGCAGAAACGCCGATGTGGACGCGTCGATGGCATCAGCATTCATCTGTACCAGTGCGGTTTGGGCGGTCGCTATGGCGTTATACTCCGCCTCTTTGGCGCTTCGGGCTGCAACCGCCTCGGCAAGTGTCGCGTTGGCTGTCACCAGACTGTCGTACGCCTGCGCAATCAAGGCCGCGTTGGCTTTCATTTTGCTTTCGTACAGGTCGTACACGGCCAGCTCGTTAAGGCTTGTGATGAAGCCGCGGATCGCCGCCGACCCATTGGCAAACAGGCCCGTTACGGGGTCAAGATTCGCCTTCAGATCGGGGTACAGGTTGACCAGTGCCGCCGTTGCCGCCTTCATGGCCTCAACGTCCTGATCGGTCTTGACCTCTTTTTGCTCAAGCGCAGTTAGGGCGTTCAGGTACTGCGTGGCGAGATCATAACGGGCCTGTATCTCGGCTTTATTGTTGGCAAAGGTCGTGTCGCTGTCCTTGACGGCTTGCTCGAAATCGTTGAAAGCTGCCTTTCCGCTTGCCACGGCAACCGTGAGCGCGTCCTGTGCGGGCGGCGTGAAGATACCGGCAATGGCGGTCACCACACCCTTGGCCCCGGTGGCCAGCGTGTTCAGGATGCCCACGGCAGCCGTCGCGGCGGGCAGAAACAGGCTGCCGACCGTCGCGGAGAGCTCCTCCATCGTCGTGTCAAGGATGCGCTGCTGGTTGGCATACCCGTCGCTCGTGCGCGCAAAGTCGCCCTGCGCGTCGGCGGTCGCCTCCATGAGGAAGTTGTAGCGAAGCGTAGCCTGCTCCGCTTGCGACATGCTGCTGTATGTTTTCGTGATCCCCTGCGAAAGCGCAAACGCCTCCAAATTCGCCACGGACATGTTGATGCCGAGCGCTTTCACGCCCTCGGTTTCACCGGCCATGGCAGATTTGAGTTTGTCGAAGGCTTCATCATGGCTCAGGTTGTAGAAACTGGCCCAATCGCCCGCAAGTCCTGCGATGCCCTCGGACATGTCCAGTACCTGATCGCCTGAGAGCTTCATGCTCTTGAGCATCGCGCCCATTGTGCTCGTGAAGCGCTTCGCCTTGAGCTCGCTCATGCCATAGGCTTCTTTGGCCGCTTTGGCCCACTTATCGATGGCGCCTGTATTCTCGCCAAAGGTTGTGTTTACGACGTTTTGCACCTCGGCCAGGTCGCTGGCCACCGCAATGCTGTCCATGATGTACTGCTTGGCATTGCCGAGCGCGCTGGTAATCAGGTTACCGGCCATGTTGCCAAGCATGGTGCCCACGGCGGACGCTACTGCCAGCGAGCGCTGGTTCACGTCCGCACTCACCGTGTCTAGGCCATCGGATACTTCGCTGGCCACATCCTCCATGGATTTCGCGGTAGCGCTCCCCGCCTTGGAGATGCCGCCGCTCACGCTGTTTTCAACGCTCTCCATGGTTTCGGATACTTCGGATTTCACGCTGCCCATGGCGGTGGTGAATTTGGTGTCGATCAACGTGGCCAGAGCATCGAGCTTCGCGCTGATGGTATCGAGCCCTTCCTTGACGGCTGCCGTCAGGCTATCCATGGACTTGGAGAACGAGGCTTCATCCACCTTGGTATCAAAGGTAAGGCTACCGTCCGGCATGGGGCTCACCTCTATTCTTGGCCTAGAATGGCGCTGATGTCGCCGCCGTTCATGAGTGCATCGGCCAGCTCTTGATACTGCCGCTTATCTGCCGTTCCAATCCGCACCGGTATCTGCGCGTTGCGTTTTGCGATGGACGCGCGGCGCTTCGATTTGCCCTTGAGCTTGGACAGGTCAAGGGTGCGCATCCGCAGGCGCTCCACCAGCGGCGTTCCCTCTCCCAGCCCGGCCAGCAGCGCGGAGAAGGCGTACCAGTGCATGTGCGTATCCGGCGAGAGCAGGTCGATGTGATACTGCATCCGAAACGACGCATAAATCGCGTCCGCATCGTGCTCGTAGTCCATCCTGCCTGCGTCCGGGTCGACTTCCCGTTCAGGCGGCCTGATGAAATCGAAGTATGCGTGTATGGCGTCACCGGCCAGTTCAGGCGGCGGGCTTTGCGCATAGAACAGGTCGATCAGCTTCCATCCCTTGTGACGGTCTTCCACTTCCGTGTCGCTCAGCAGCCGGTTGATGGTCAGGATGGTCCTGAAACCCGCGCGAACCAAATAGCGCTCCCCGTTCAGCACAACGTGCTCGGGGAGCGCATTTTCGGGCCGTTTGGAGAGCGTGAGCTTATTCATTGTACTCGCCGAGCCGCTCCGCGTAGCTTGCGGAAGCCTCGCGGGTGATGGCGGCCATCAGATCCAGCGCATCGGAGATGCACAGCGGCTTGCCGCAGCTGAGGCGCGTCATGGAGCCGTCGCCAAGGATGGTATTCACGATGGACGTGCACTCCTTGAGCGCTTTGAGCACGATGCTGGGCTTTGTGTCCTTCTTCAGCTTGCGGTACTTTGCCGCAAGCTCCAGCGCGCGGTCAAAGATATCAGCGTCGCTGGCCTGCAGTTCAAACGCCTGGTATTCGCCGTTGCGGTCCTGCACCTCGATGGTCGGTGCGGGCTGGTATTGGAAGCTGACCTTGCGCATATATCCTCCTCATTCCCCGACAGGGAAACCGAGCGTCGCAGCCTTGCTGATAGCGTCTTGCATGAACGCGTTCACGGCCGTCTTCACGTCTACTGCGTTCGCCTCGACCAGCTCAGCGTTGAACACGTCCAGATTGATGTTGAACCCCTGACCGGGCCGGATGGTGTAGTTGACATGGGCGGCAGGTTGATACATACCGGCAGCATCCGGCAGGCGGATTTCCAGCCCCTCGGATTGATTGCGTTGCGCGTCCATTGAATCACCTCATGTTGTCATCGCAGGGGCGCAGGTTCGCTGCGCCCCTGCGAGGTGTTAAGCAGGCTCCACGAGTGTGATGGTGTCAATGGCGACGGTGGCGGACGATACCGTGAAGGTATCCACCTGCGTCACGTAGCCATCGGCGAACACGGTGTAGCCATAGGTGCCGTTGGCCAGCGCGGGGATCGTCACAACGCCGGTCACCTCGTTCACGGTCACCGGGATCTGTTCGTTGTCCGCGTTGCGCAGGATCACCTCAGCGCTCACCGGCACCACGGTCATGGTCACCGCATAATAGGTACCAGCAGCGCCTGCCGTGAAGGCCTTGGCATCGAGGTCGAAGGTACCGGGGACCATGTCGCCGTTCTGGTTCAGGTCGCCTGAGAAACTCATTACCTCCGTGGCCGCGCCAGTGATGTCGCCGGGCACAAAGGTCGTGTTGAAGTGGCGTGCGTGGTACACCTTGCCGGTGCTGCCCACGCGGTCATACAGGTCGACGCGCACGAACTCGAACTCGGCATCCGCGCCGGTCAACTGGTCGTGGGCAACCTTGTAGAGCGCGGCCACGGCTGCCGCATCGGGGATCAGCTGGCTGTCGATGGGGAAGCTGTTGTCATAGCCGGTCAGCACCGTCTGGCCGTTGCGGCTGTCGACATAGGCGTCCGTGTTGGTTTTGGGGTTCGGGCTCTCGTCCAGCTTGGTGACGCCCAAACCCAGCAGATGATAGGCTGCCGAACCACCTGCGGGGGTAACCTTGAGGAAGTCCGCGATATCATACCGCATGACTTTTTGAGACATATGAATCCATCCTTTCCCGCGGCGCTCAGGCCGCCTTTTCTGTGTAATTGATGCCGATGGTCAACTGGTACACTGCCTCATCCGTTTCCGCGCTCGTCATGTAGAAGGTGTTGGCGATGAACACGCGGTGGCAGGTGCGGCCCGCGTCCATGCTGGGCAAGGTGCGCGCCATCTGCTGGGCATACACCCACGCCTCCAGCGCTTCCAGCCACGCCTGATTGTCCCGCCGCTTGGCCTCCTGATTGGCGCGCTGCCGCAGTAGGAAGTTGTAGTAGCCGGTAATGTCGCGCGTGCCATCCACATAGGGAATCACAGTGGCCTGCGGGGTTTTGTACAGGGCCATGGCAAGCGCCTGCGCAGCCAGCATGTCGGTGTTCACGTCCGTGTCCACATCCACCGTGGGGTTCGTGCCCAGCCACGTGATGATGCTCTGGGATACCGTCGCCATGCCCTCACCTCCCTTTCTGCCTTTCCAGCATGATCTGTGCGCCACGCAGGATGGCTTCCTTGCCGCCTTCGTTCTTCATGCGCTCAAACCAGTAGGCGCCGCGCATGGGCGCGCCTTGGAACGTGGATGGCCCATAGTGCCTGCCAAGGCTGTCCACCAGCGGCTGATTATAGTAGTGGCGGCGGGCATAGGGCGTGCTGTAGATCACCTCGCCGCTGCCCAGTACCGTGAACAGGATGCCGCTTTTGTTGAGCATGGAGCTGTCCATGGGCACATAGGGGTTGCAGCGCGCCAGTACCTCATTGTCGATCCACGCCTGAACCACATCCAGCGCACCGGACACCTTCTGGCCAAACCCTGCATTCCAGACGATCTCGGCGCGGCAGTCGCCGTTGATCACGATCATGCCGCGCGGCGTCTGGATGTTAAAGCCCGCCTTGCTCATTGCGCGATCACCCGCCAGTGTTTGAGGCGTGGGCGCACCGTGTTGTCGGATACGCCTTTGACGGTCACATAGCGGTGCTCCTTGCGGAGGTGGTCGAGCGTGTAAGTGCCAGACAGTTCTTTGGTACATTCGCCGTTCACGATCACGTCGAGGTTGTGCTCCGCGTCCAGCGTCCAGTAGGCAGCGCGGTTTTCACTCACAGCGAACAGGTGCGGCGGCAGATAGTGCCGGCCGCCTGCGTCTGCGTTGACCGGGATGGTCACGCTCACGCTCTGCGCAAGGTGGAGGCCGCCTTCGTCAACTGTCTTTTCGGTTTTGGCACGGTACTGCACGCCATGCAATACGGTTCGTTGCCAACGGTCATCATGGCCAATGCGGTAGCGGTTGTATAGGGTGACGGTGTCGCTGAAGAGCACGGCGTTCAGCTCGCTCACGGCGTTTCCCTCCCCGCGTACACCCAGCGCTTCAAGTACCCCATCTGCTGTAACGTCGCCATGGCCATGGAGGATACCGGCAGGCCGTTCAGGGTATGGGCCTCCTTGATGCGCTCGCGGTGTTCGCTGTAGCCGTCGTTGCTCACAGACAGCAAGCGCCCGTTTGCCTCTCCCTCTGCCAGCGCAGGCACGCCCCCGGCCAGTGCAAGCACCTCGGTCTGGTAGCACACGGCCCGCTTGAACAGGTCGCCTGCCTTATCCGCATCGCCTACGGGGCGCTGCACGATGCTGTCGATCATCATGCCCGCATCATCAGCCAGGCGCGGGAATGCGTCGGCGCTGATCGGATGTCCATGAAATGTGTTGGTGTAGTAGTCAAGCGTGATGTAGCCCATCCGGAGGCCTCCTTTCCCGATTACTCGGCGGCTTTGCCCTCGGCAGCGGTATCGATGCGCAGCTCATCGCCTTCGGGCGGCTTGTCGGCGGCCTTGCCCTTGGATTTGCCCTTGGGGGCCTCGCCGGACGTATCCTTGGCCGCCAGCGCGGCCTTCAGGCTGGCGGTCTCGGCTTCCAGTTCAGTGATCCTCGTATGCGCTGCCTGCATGGCAGCAGGGAACTCCTGCACCTTCTTACGCAGGTCGGCGTTTTCGGCCTCTAGCGCGGCCATGGAGCGTGAAGGCGTGTTGACCGCGATGGGCTCGCCGGTCTCGGGGTTGATCTCCCGCCAGCCCCGCTTCACGGCCTCGGGAAGGTCGGTATCGTTGATGGTTTCGACGCGGTTGTCTTTCTGAACGGTTTTCATAGCTGCTCCTCTCCCTCAGATGGGATAAGCCGCCGCGCGAGCATTCGCGCGGCGGCAGGTTGGTTCGTCAGGTTACTACGCCTTCACCGTCAGCTGCGCCGTGCCGGTGGCAATCACCTTGCCGTCCGCGTTCAGCTCGACCACACGGATGTAGTGGCTGGCGGTCTGGCCGGACAGGGTCGCGCCGCTGGCGAACGCGGTGTAGCCGCTGGGCACTTCGCCCAAACCGGGCGCAGTAATCGCGGTCGCGGCGATCTTGTAGGCCAGCGTAGTGCCGCCTTCTTTGGTGCCGGTCACGGTGATCACCGTGTCGCCGTTGGTCGCGGTGCCCGCGGCAGAAGCCACGGTGATCGCACCGGCAGCACCGGCGTCGGCCATCACGAACTGGATGCCGTCAGCCTTAGCGTTGAGGATGAACGCGTCTTCATGGCTTTCCTCGAAGTAGTAGTACTTGCCATTGGTCAGCGCGCTGGGTTCATCAAGCTTTGCGAACTCGTAGCTCACCGGGGTGATCACGGCCAGCGGGTGGATCAGCGCCATCTGAATCTGCTTGGCGCTCGCGCTCGGGGTCCAGCCGGAGGTGAAGCTGTACAGGGTCTTCATCAGCTCGGGGGGTACGCCGACGATTTCGACCGTGTCCAGAGCCTGCACGATGCGGTCAATCACGCCGTTGCTCTGCTGGGCGTTGATGTTGCGGGTGATGCCCGAGGCGTTCTTGATCAGGCGCTGCACAGCGGGCAGCACGTAAAGAATGCGGCCGGTGAGCGGCACGCGCTTCTCATCCGCACGCTGCATCAGGGCATCGAAGGTCGAGAGCACGTTGTCGACGGTCAGGGTCACGATGTCGGGGGCGTAGTTGAGCGCCCGCCAGTCGGCATACAGCTTGGAGATGGTGTACGCATCCATTTCGGGGAACTTCTGCGTATTGTTCATCTCCGTGGTGATGTTCTCGATGGTGGCGACCATATGGGTCTGGTCGACGTCCTTGGGGTGCACGAGGGTGCTCCACACACGCTGGTTGGTCAGCGTCTTGGTCTCCCAGTCGTTATCGTAGTTGCGGGCAGCGGTGCCAATGGCGTCGCGGTTCGCGTCCACGCGACCACCGACAGTCAGCCGGGGGATCTTGACGCTGCGGCCATCCTCGCCCATGCGATAGCGGCCGTTGTTGGGGGTCGCGTACAGGCGACCGAAGTAGAGCACATAGGGGAACATCGTCGCCAGCGATTCGCTGTACTGAACCGCATAGTTCAAAGCTGCCATGTGGGTTACCTCCTGTCATGGGTCAGGGTCATGCCCTGCCGTTATTTAGTAGGGGGAGTGCGAACGTAGTTCAGCCCACCGCCTGTGAAAAACCCCTTGGCACCGGCCCCGCCGTCACCGCCGCCGAGCGGCTTGGAAAACGCAGGGGGTGCAGGTTCGGGTTCTTTGGGTTCGGGGGGCTTGTCCGGGAGGAACGCGGCGGGGTCATCCTTCTTGAGCGAGTCGATGTAGCCATCGGCACCCACAAAGCCCTTGCCGTCGTCGGCGAGCTTGAAGCCCTTGGCTTTGAAGTCCTCCACGGCAGCCTTTCGAGCGAGCTTGGAGGCGAACGGTACGCCAACGAACAGCTGCTCGGCGGCATAGTCGTAGCGCTGCTGTTCCAGTTTGGTTTGCAACGCCTTGGTATCGCCGTCGTACTTGCCCTGAAGGTCGGCCAGCTTGGTTTGCAGCTCGGCACTCGCTCCGGCATCCTTCTGGAGCGCCTTCATGTCTTCATCGCGCTTTTTCAGCTGGCCGGAAAGGTCGGTGATCTGCGTATCCTTGGCGGAGACATCCTGCCGAAGAGCGGCCAGGTCATCTTCTTTGCCCTTGAGCGTAGCCTTGTGCGCCTCGACGTCCACGCCGTGGATGCCCATCACCGCGTCGATCTGCTCCTTGGTCAGCCCCAATTTCTCCAGTTCCTCACGTTTCATGGTTGATAGCTCCTTTCGATTACGCTAATGTTTTACGAGGTTGCACCTCATCGTCGGGTTTGGGTACGCCAAAGCCCGCAAACGCTAAGCCGCGCTCTTTAACGCCTGTGCAGCGGAAGGCATGAAAAAAGCGCCGCGCATTGCTGCGTGACGCTCAGTTCCGAATTCGAGTGCCGGACAAAATAGAAAAACCGCCTCGCTTTCGCTTGGCGGTTATACCTTGGCGATCTCGTCCAAGATGGTTTCGCAGGTAAGGCCGACTTCGTTCAGTTCATCGCCGTCAGCCAAGCCGTGCAGTTGCAAGTGCTCGCTGACCATCTCTTCCAGATTAGCCAGACGATCCTCGTCCACCGTATCGCTGTCGTGGGGGAAGCCCATATGCCGCAACACTTCCCGCTGCCGGTCTGTCCATTTGAATTGTACTGCCATAGGGCTCACTCCTTTTGATGCTTTTTGCGGGTTTGCCTGCCCGTCTTCCACGCGCTGATGACCTTGCCGGTATCCGGGTTGATGGCGACCGTCGCATCATCGCCGATATACTGCTGGCTGCGGCGGCCATGCTCATCCGCTTTGACGGGCTTCACATGCAGCGGTGCGCTGATTGCACCGTTGATGGCCTTGCTGTCAACACCGCGTTTGGCGGCCTGCTCCAGCAGGTGGGCCGTCGCTTTGGTTTGCAGGCCATCCGATGTTGTGGCAAGCTGCCTGAATGCTTGCGGCGTTGCTTTTGCGGCGGCGGTTGCTTTGCTGGATACGCTTTGATTATACCCCTCCACCTGCACACGGTCAACCAGCTTTTTCCTGCCGGTTTCCTTGCAATAGCTTGCCAGTTTGGCTTCCCGCCGCTTGAGCAGCTTGGCTGCCTTGGCGAACTCCGCGTTATATGCGGCTTGCTGAGCAGGGTCTTTGGAGGTGGTGCGAGCGGCATCCAAAGCGGCGCACTCACGCCTGCTCGCGCGTATCCTGCGTTCAAGCTCGCGCTGGCGCTTGCTCTCTTCATAGAGCTCATCGTTGCTCTTGCCGTTGAGCGTGTCATTCATGGGCAGCTGTTCGTTCACGCCCTCGATGAACACGTAGAAGCTGTGCTTGCAATTCCACCCGCAAAGGCCCGGGCCTGTGCCGTATCCGGTGGTTTCGCGGAAGGGCTTGTATTTGGGGTGCTTTCCGCTGATGCTGTATACGCCGCCCTGCCAGATGGCATGGGTTGGACGCGCGCCCGGATGGCTGGACACCTGCACCAAGTCGGTGCCCATGTCCGCCGCGGCTTGCAACTGCACCTCGCCCACCGTGTTATTAACGCCGGTGATCACAGCGCGGCGGGCGGCCACGTCCAGTTGATCCTGATGGCCGCTGGGGTAAGCGACCTTGGTGATGCCCTTGCCCGCCAGCGCGCGCACCAGTGAGCGCAGTGCCTGCCCGAGCGAGAACGACCCGGATGTGACCTGCAACCACGCCTCATCAAGGCAGTTCTCCAGCGCCTTGGTCGCCGTTCTGGCCAGCGTGCGGGTAAAGTTGCGCATCAGGCCGTTGGTCATTTTGGCACCGGTCTCCACGATGCGCTGCATGGCGGCAGAACCCCTGAGCGGTGCGGTGTCCATTCCGGCCTGTTTGTATTGCGCGGCGCTCACGCCGAGCGATTCTGCGCTGGCCTGCGCCACGAGGCGCTTCACCGTGCCCTCGCTGCGCTTGCTGGCCCTTGCCACGCGGCGCACAACCTCCGTTTGCGCCATGCCCATCTCGCGGGCTTTGATGGTTTGCCATTTGGCTGTGGGGGTGAGGTAATCCGCCTGAATCAGGCGGCGCACGATATCGGCGATGATATCACGCTCGACCTTGCTCCAAAGCTCGACCAGTGGTTCGGCGACGGTGTCCAGATAATCGGCGGGCAGCATCCGGCGTCACCCCTTACGCTTTCGGGGCAAAGCCGAGCAGCATATCATCAGACGGTTCGTCTGCTGTAGCCAGAATCGCTTTCGCCTGTTCCTCCGACTCGCCGCGCCATTTCGCGCGGTACTCCCACGGCATCATCAGACCGTCGCGCACCTCGCCCAGGTCGCGCTGGCGCTCGGTTTCCGCGTCCACCACGATGCTGTCATCCCACACGTAGGCCACCTCGAACTTGCCCGTGGGTGCCAGCTTGTAGAGCGTCGCGATGGTATCCATGGCCAGCAGTAGCGCGTCAATTGCCTTTTGGGCCGCGCGCTGAATTCCGGTCACGGTTGCGTACGTACGCTGGCGGGTCTGCTTGATCTCCTGCGCGGTGCGGGCATCCTCGTTGGGGTCGCTCAGCGTGCCGCGCGAGAGGCCGCACAGGTCTTCCACGCGTTGGAGCAGCTTGTTCAAGCCCTGAATGTAGGCAGTGTCGCGCAGATCTGGGCTGAAGGTCTTAAAGAGCGTGTCGCCGGTGAGCGCCTTGGGGTCGAGCTTGTTGGGCCGGAAGAGCCGCTCACGGCCAACGGGCAGGCGCACCTGCTTGGACTTCGGGTCCACCTCAAAAGCATCCTCAACCGCGTCGATGGCCAACTCGCCGCCCTCGTACTCCCACAGAAGGCGCTGATACTGCTTGTCGGCCTCCTCGATCACGCCGCACGCCTTTTCATACACGCTCACCCCCACCGGGCTTTTCGGGTCGATGGTGTTGCCCAACGGGATGCGCAGGTAGCCGAACAGCGGATGGGCAACGTTTTCGATGTTCACGTCCGGCTGCAGGCTGGCCCAATCCTCAACGTCGGTGAGCGGTATCTCCTGCATGGCATCGTAATCGCCAGAGCCTTTGAACGCACGGTTGGTGATGCGGTAGCCCTGATCGGTGAGCTGATGCGTTTCCAGCCGCACGTACCGCGTGTCGCCGTTGCGCTTGCGCTCAAGGAAGATGGCGCCGGTGATTTCCCTGCGGCTGTTGAAGGACGTGGGGTAGAAATCATCAGCGTGCACGAGGTCAATGGCGATGTCCTTTCCGTCCACATACGGCTTGAGCACCATACCGCCCTCGGCGCAGGCATATTCGACCACCAGCCGCAGGTGCTCCAGCAGGGGGGCTACCTGCGCGGCAAGCCACTCCGCGCGGGAACTGCCGGATAGGTTGACCTCAGCCTCCAGCGTGACCATGGTGGCCATCTCGGACGCAATCGTGGCAGGCAGGCTGAGGTGCTGCGTGTTCGTCGCAAGCCAGGACGCCTTGCCGCGGTACATGTCCATCCACTTGCTGATTGCCTGCTGCATGACGTCCGACACCGCAACGCTCACGCCCATACGCTTGGCTGTTTTACTGTCCAGCATCCGGTCTATCACTCCCCTCAGCCAGCGAAAGAATCGGTCAAACATGGCGCTGGCCCCTTTCCACGCTTTGCGTTGTCAAGGAATCCTTGACAGGTCTGAACCAATGATTTGTTGATGCCGACAAAACGTACCCTCAGGTCAGGTCACGGTCGCGTACGATGGTTTTGCAGAAGTAGCGCAATGCGTCCGCTGCGTGGTCGTGCTCTTTGAGCGGCTGCTCTGCGCCTCTCTTGGCGGCTTTCTCATCCCACACATAGGCGCGCACCTCGGCGATGGTCTTGACGCAGCGCCGATGGATCTTCAGCCGCCCGAGCGCCAGCATGGACGCCACCATGCGAATGCCGTCCAGCACGTCGTTATCAGCCTCGCGCACCTTGTGGCCTCGCTGACGCAGCGCAACGCGGAAGGATGCGGCGCTGGGGTCGAGCACGATGGCGCGCGGCTCATCCGTACCGATGAACCGTTCCATGTCCTCAACGTACTGCTGGTCGGTCTTCTGGTACCGCTCGGCTGCCGAGTCGAAGTAGTACTCCTCCACGAGCAGCGCATCAACGCCGCTGTAGCGTATATCGAGGTATACACACGGGTTCTTGGTGCCGTAGTCGCAGGCGATGTAGCGGTGGTAGGCGCTGGCCAGATCGCCCGGCAGATCGTCGATGATGGAGGAATCGCCAAACATGTCATAGATGACGCCCTCGGCCTGCACCCAGCGACCGAGGATGAACCGCTGGTAGAACACGCCTTTGAACGTGCGGTGGTACCGGGCTTTGACCTCTTGCGACAGCGTCAGGTTATCATCCATGCCGAAGTGGAGGTGAAGCACGCCCATCTTGGTGGCGCGGTCGATGAAGTCGGTTTTCAGATAGTGGTACGGGCCGGACGGGTTGCAGTTCATGAACACCTTGGCACCGTCCACCGAGCAGCGACCCAGCACCTGTTCCACAAAGCTCTGCGGCATCAGTGCGGCTTCGTCCAATAGCGCACCGGCTGCGGTCATGCCCTGCACCACGTCCTGGCTCTTCTCATTGTTCGCGCCAAATAGGTAGTAGCTGTTGGTGCCGATGGTGAGCACATAATCGCTGCGGTTGAACTCATACGGCCAGCCCCACGCGTTGAGCATCCGAAGCATGGGGTTGATCAGGTTGCGCTTGAGCACGCCGATGGAGCGCCCGGCAAGGATGAAATCCCTGCCCGCGAAGCGCTCCTGCGTGAAATGCAAGAACGACGCGATCATGGCGGTGGTTTTGCCGCTTCGGATCGCGCCGTCTGCGATGCAGATGAACTTATCGATGTGCGGGCTGCCGTCGCGCCACCAATTGAGCAGCTGCAGCTGACGGCGGCTGAACGGCTGAAAGGTGAATGCCGCCCCCCGTCTGTCGTGCGTTTTCACTGCACATCCCCCTCATCGGCGGGGTAGAGGGCTGCGACATCATCAGGTGACGGGCGCGTCGCGTCCAGCCAGTTGCCAACAGGGTTGAACTGCCCGCTGCCGCCGTGCGTATACTCGAACTCAAAGCGCCTCTGCTCGAGCAGGGTACGCTGTTCGAGCGCCTCCACCTTGCGGCGTTCAAAGTCGGTCAGGATTGCGTCACGCTGCATCCGGTGGAGCGACTCCAGCACCTTGGCCTTGCTGTTTTGCACCCGCGTCAATGCATCTTCCAGATCAGTCAGGAAGGAAACGGCGTGCTCGAAAGCGACCTGCTGCTTTTTGCGCACGGTGCCCGCCGTATCCTCGGCCTTGATGTTCAAAGCCGTGATCGCGAACATCTCGCTGCCGCTGATCTGCGTGGATTCGCCGGACAGCGCCATGCGCGCGTGAATGCGGCCCATGATACGCCGCTCGCGCACCGTCAGGATGGCCAGCATCCGGAGCAGGTTGTCAGCCGCGGGCATTTCCAGACACGACGCGGCGAGTTGCTTCTCCGTATCGTTGAGCGTGTCGAACATGATGGTCTCATACTCGCCCGCCGTGACCGCGCGCTTGTTGCCCTCGGGGGCGGGTTGAAGGTTCGGGTTGCCATATGGGTTGCCGGGCTTGGGCTTTTCCCGTTTGCCCTTGTTACCGTTACCCTTCCCGCGCTTAGCGTTACTGTTACCGCTCGCCTTTCTCGCTGGTGGAACGGTAACGGCAGGCTCGGCTTTTTTTTTGCCCTCCAGCGTCCATTTGTCGACGGATTTCCACTTGCGGATTTGCCCTGCGGATACCCCGCACTCATGGGCGATATAGGTGAGCGGGCGGCGGCCCTGCGATCCAAGCCAGATGTTATAGGCCATTTCACGCGCCGGGCTTCTGGGGTTGGGCATACCTCCTCACCACCGTTTCCTACAGTGTTTTTAGCGCCCTTGGCTTGTGAACTCCGCTGGCAGGGGGAGGCGCTTCCCATTACGGCATAAGAACACTTGTTCTTTATCGCCCGTCAGGGCAAGGTAACGCTTCACAATCACGTCGGCATACTTCGGGTCCAGCTCCATCAGGTGCGCGGTTCGGCCTGCCTGCTCGCATGCAATGAGCGTGGTGCCGGAGCCGCCAAACAGATCCAGCACGACCACCTTTTGTGCGGATGAGTTCAGTATGGCGCGTGCGACCAGCGCAACCGGCTTCATCGTGGGGTGTTCGTCGCTCTTCCTCGGGCGGTCAATGTCCCACACATCGCTCTGCTTGCGGTCCATCAGCGGGCACAGGCGAGGCGCGCCGTCCTTCCACCCATACCAGATGGGTTCATACTTGGTGTGGTAGTCCTTGCGGGAGAGCACCGGCTGTTGTTTGTTCCAGATGATCGTGCTGGACCAGTGGAAACCGGCAGCCGCGAGCGTGAGCATGTTGTTGCCCCACTCCTGCGCAGACATCACGACGTAGATCATCGCCCCCGGCTTGACCGCGGCGGCCATCTGGCCGTAGGCGGCATCCATGAATGCCTTGAAGTCCTCGGTGGACATGGCGTCGTTCAGGATGGTGCGTGGCTTCCAGCTGGGGTGATCGGTGGCGCCGTAGTTCACATTCCACGGAGGGTCGGTGAACACACAGTCCGCCTTCGTACCGTCCATGAGCGTGCGGATATCGGCAGCCACGGTGCTGTCGCCGCACATCAGGCGGTGGCGGCCCAGCAGGAACACATCGCCCCTACGGGCAAACGGCGGGTGATCCTCATCCGGCTCCGGCGCATCATCCTCGATGATCTCCGGCAAGGCGGTCTCCCCCGCCTGGTCAAAGCCGAAATCGAACCCCTCGAAGTCCAGCCCTTCCATCTCGCTGGCCAACAGGTCGAAATCCCACTCGGCCAGCTCGCCGGTCTTGTTGTCCAGCAAGCGGTATTTGCGCTTCTGCTCATCAGTGAGGCCGGATACGCGGCTGACCTCCACCTCGGTATAGCCGAGCCGCTGGAGGGCCTTATGGCGGGTGTGGCCCGCTAGGATGATGTTGTCCTCATCCACCACGATGTTGTTGATGTAGGTGCATTGCCGGATGCTCTCCATCACGGCGGGCACCGCCTGATCGTTCTGGCGCGGGTTGCGGTCATACGGGATGATATCTGCCAGCGGCAGGGTGACATGCTCTTTCACCATGGTTCACGCTCCAGTGCGGCGAGCGCCTCGCGGTGCATTCGCTCGCAGGCTTTTGGGGATCGCTTGATGGCAGCGGGGATATCCTCCCACGGCGTGGCCATGTTGTAAAACAGGGTGATGACGCTGCGGGTGTCCAGATCCATCTGCATAAGGTGCGGCTCGATGCGTTTCCAGATGGCGTCGGCTTCTCTACGCGCACCGATACTGGCATTGCGTGCCTGCGAATAGCGCCCGGCAAAGTCGGTCAGCGGGCAATGCCCCGTGCCGCCGATGTCGGCTGCGCGCTTGCTGCTGGTGCCGTTTGTGGAGCGGTAGAGGTAGTCGGAAGCCCGCTCGCTGTTGCTGGCTTCCGACAGGCGGAGCTGGCGCAGGTGGGTGAGCGTGTCGCGGATGTTGGGCATAGCGGGAGCCTCCTTTCGGGGGAATGGAAAAACCCACCGCGCGGGCGGTGGGTGCGGGTTTCGATGGATTTTCATTATTTGTAGTATAACATGGGCGGTGTGCACAGCGTTTGTGCGTCATTGTTCATCAATATTGTGTATAAAGCGGGAAGCGATAACTCTATGTGCAGGTATTGCCATTCTCCCGCTCATTAAGTATAATCAAATAAATAGAAAGATATCTCAAAGAAAGCAGGGACATCATGACATCAGTTGCTAATGCATACCCTACGAAAGCGTTTTTTATGGAGATGCTCACTCGAGATATTGATTTGAATGATGCAATTCTCGACCTGCTCGATAATTGCCTTGATGGGGCTGTTCGTCAAAAGCAAACAATTGATCAGATGGATCAACCTGATTATTATCTTGGTTATTCTGCATCAATAGACATTACTAAGGACTCTTTTACAATTACTGATAATTGTGGTGGTATACCAAGAAAAATTGGTGAGGAAAAAGCGTTCATGATGGGACGCTCACCCAATGATACCGATGGTGATGAATTACCAACTGTCGGCATCTACGGAATAGGAATGAAGAGAGCAATTTTTAAGATTGGCAGAGCCGCTGAGGTTTTTACTCGAAATGACGGTATGTTATATAGTGTAACAATTCCACAAACTTGGGCAATGGATGGTGATTGGTTCTTTCCAATTACTGACTTGACAGATACGAATACACTTGAAAATGGTGGCACAACCATAATGATTACGAGCATAAATGCTGGAATTTCTGCTCGTTGGGAAAGTAAAGACAAGCTAGATTTGTTTATCCGTGACTTAGTTACTTCAATACGTCAGAGTTATAGTTTGATTATTCAAAAAGGCTTTCAAATAAAAATAAATGGAACATTGGTGCAGCCACATCCAGTTCAATTACTTATTGGTAAGAATACTGACGGACAAACTATTCAGCCTTATTTGTTTAAGCAGATAATTGGTGATGTTGAAGTAAGTTTAGCCGTTGGTTTCTATGCACCTCCACCCTCACCAGATGAAATAGATGATGAGAACGAAATGAGGAGGACATCATCTGAAGCGGGTTGGACAGTAATCTGCAATGATCGCGTAGTTCTTTACAATGATAGAACACACCTTACCGGTTGGGGGGAAGCTGGCGTCCCTAACTATCATACACAGTTTATAGGCATAAGGGGAGTTGTGGTTTTTAAAAGCAGCAATCCACAATCTTTACCTATGACAACTACTAAGCGAGGAATTGATACTTCGTCGCGAGTATATTCGATTGTGAAAGAAAGGATGCGCCAAGGCACTCAGATTTTCACAAATTATACCAACCAGTGGAAAGGGTTGAACACAGACGAGCGGAAATTCTCGACTACAGCTGAACCAGTTACAATTAGTCAACTGCTTGGACAAAGAGAGAATATAGAAAACTCCTTCAATTTAGTTTTCCGTAGTAGTAAAGAGGGCATTGTACATATGCCAAAGCTACCCGTTCCAATCCGCGAGAAACCATATAGACAAATAAGATTCACAAAGAATCTTGAAGACATTCTCGATGTTGTAGAATATCTTCATAACGATAGGGATTTCATTATCGCTCCTTCAACGGTTGGAGAAGAGTGCTTCGATTGCATTCACAAACAAGCAAAGAATAGAGTTGGTGATTGATATGGGAGGTCAACCTTTCTATCATCTTCGTCCAAATAAAAATATTGATCGTAGCTTATTCCTTCAAACTCTCATTGGCCTCAATCGAGTTTTCCAAATGTCAGAATATCAGTATATCGGATTTGGGTCGTTTCTGTTTGATGACTTTAAAGCGATTCATGATACACTAAACATTCGAGAAATGATCTCGCTTGAAATAGATCCTATTGAATATAAACGTGCGGAGTATAATCTTCCGTACAAATGTATATCTGTGCAGAATATGAGTAGTACGGATTATCTTGCAGGGCTGCTCCTCAAAGACACAGATCATAGTATTTTCTGGCTAGATTTCGTGTCACCAAAGGAGCTTGGATTGCAACTTGCTGATTTTACATCATTGCTTGAAAAGCTAAATCCGGGTGATATTATAAGGATCACGCTAAACGCAAAACCAGATTGCCTAGAGTTAATAAAGGGAGATCGTCAAGACAATGCGCAGCGTTTGGCAACGTTAAGAAGTCGTGTAAGAGAAGAGTATCTGCCACCAGTACTCTCTGAAGATCATGTGTCGACGAAGATGTACCCATTAACCTTGCTAGAGATTCTCAAGACAGCGGCCATGAGAGCACTAGTGGATGACCCACCAGACCGAGCGAATTTTCTTTTCCCTTTATTCTCGTGTGTCTATGCTGACGGGCAACAAATGCTTACATTCACTGGGATTGTTCTTGATTCACACGATATGGAAGAAGAAATTAGAACGGCATTGACACATTTTCCGCACAATACATTTCTATGGGATAATCCATGCCATATTGAGATACCTGCTCTTACCGTTAGAGAAATAACTGAACTCAATAAACTATTGCCAAATCCTGATGTGCGAGAAGAGATATTGCATGAGTTTCCGTTTATTTTTAACCGCAGTGATCCAAATGTCTTAAATAGTTATGTCTCATACTATAAATATTACCCAAAGTTTCATCAAATTAACCTTTGATATATCGCTGTGAGAATTCTTTCAGCAACAATGGGTGAAACGCTGTTGCCTATTTGTCTGAAACCATGCCAAATCGTATCTGGAAGTTTAAACCAATCAGGGAAGCCTTGCAATCTTGCGGCCTCTCTTGGTGTAATTACTCGAGAATCCTTGAAGTGAATCGGCCTGACGGCCTGATAGCTTCCTTTCTCTGGGCCTGTGCCGGCTCGCAATGTTGGGCTGTATCTTTTGGGATTGAGTCGAATAGATTTTGATACGGAGTCTCTTTCGCCACACCGCAGCAGTGAATAACGAAGACGCACATCATCGGAATGCTTGGTGGGAAGAAGACCGTTTACTCTATGTCTATTAGCATAGTCTCGCACATATTCTGGGTCGCCAATATTGTCTGGCTTCAAATCAGTTGTCCTTACATAAAAGAAAGCAGACTGTTTATGCGCAGCATCTATGTTATAGTAGTTGCGCGAAAGCTTTACAAATCCTTTGCTGTTCTCAACATATGGTACTTTGTTTGGCAAGCCTTCAAGAGCCTGACGGACGGTCGTTCTTTGCTGAAGCGGTACTTTCATTTGCTCAATGGCTTCCAGTGTGAATGGTTCAACCTGATTGCAAACTCTATATCCGATAAAAAAGTAACGGGTTCTTGTTGTTGGCGCGCCATATTCACTGGCATCAACCCGAATAGGGGGGAGTAGTTGATAGTTTTGAACGTGTGCAAATGCCATAGTTCTGATTTGAGCGAATTTATTGTTCATAATTCCAGGCACATTCTCCGCCACAAAGAATACGGGTTGAAGTTCTTCGACCAACTGAAAAAACTTGGTGAAAAGAGTATTCCGCGGATCGTCAACTGCACCATGTCCAATGCTACTGAATCCTTGACATGGAGGTCCACCAATAATGCCTATGAGATCCTGCTGATTGAGGCCAGATAATTGAAGAAGCGCTTCGCCATTAAGATCAGATATATCCCGGAGAATATGAATTGAACGTGGGAAATTCAGCATATGTGTATTCATTGCATGGGGATTGAACTCAACCGCCGCAGCTACGTTGAAACCAGCCCTTGCAGCACCTAAACTAAGGCCGCCAGCACCGGCATATAGATCAATGACGTTTGGCAATTATATCACTCACATTTCAAGTAAAATACTTTTTAAATCATAATACCCATACAAATCTGGGCTTCATTATAAGCAACAACTACACTGCGGCAACTCCGTATAATCTTATGGTTATTACCCTCACCAATCTTGCTCTATTCCTTCTAACAGTGCTATCATCGCAGTGAAGCTCATCCGCAACCTGCCAGTCCGCGCGCCCGTCAAAATATCGAGCCGGCACAGTTGCAAAGTACGCATCACGCTCAATGCCCTTGAGCGCTTTTTGGATCACTTCGACTTCCTGCTGATCTCTGGACAGCCGCGCCCTGGCATCACACAGAATGGCTTCAAGCATGTCATCAGGGTCGACGCGCACACCGCTTGGCGAGAAACGTACGATGCTGGTACTATGCCCTTGGGTAATACCCGCCTCCAAGTCCGTGAGTCGGGCGATATCGTCCTGCACTTTTTCCAGCAAGTGAGGGTAGGCATACAGGCGGCGCTCGGTCTGCTTGTAAATATCTTTAGCTTCGGTGGCCTGCGCGGTGCGAGTGGCCGCCACAGCACGCTCAACGGCCTCGTTAATTACGGCCATTAGCTTTGGTGAAAGCTGTTCATTCGGCATATCGGGCGGCTCCTTTCACGCTTCGTTCGTTGGTTACATTCGGTGTTTACCACTTATGTTCCTTGTCCATTGCCTCGGCTAAAGCAAGCAGGCTCTTAGCCATTTGTCGCGCTTGATCGGCTGTGCGGAACTGTATGGAGAACCGAATATGGAGCTTCGGATCATTGAGCACCTGCCCGAGGGTTCCATTTCTCGGGCAGGTAACGGGCGCTTCGTAGACATCTGACTTGCACACCACAGCCATGTTTGTGTCGGGAATGCTGAAGAATACCGTATGCCCGTTAGGCACGTCCGTCAGGTCAATCGTCGGCACCACGAGAGGGTCCATGAGTTCGCCCCCGATCATGATCTGCAATACAGATATTATAGCACTTTCTACGGGATATCGGAAGCGTTAGCGTTCCATTTCTGCCCGAAGGTCAGCCTTGATGATATAGTCCAGCCCCTCACGTATGCAATGGTCTTTGACCGCTTGCCCAAACGCTTTCCAATCGGTGTCACTGGGCCAGTAGTTGAGCTTGCCAATTTTGAATCTGTCGATGTAGGCGTGCCCTTCTGCCTTCAGCATTGAGTGACCTTTGAGAAGCTCCAACACATCGCTCGCATCCAGCACCGGCTCAAGGCTGATCCACGTTTTGATGCCGCGCTTATGCGCTTCAAATGGGCCTTTGAACCGCAATGGCGAAACCTCGGCCCCCGGCTCACTAAATACGTCACCGCCTGTGTATGTGATACCGTACCAGTCATTGCCGTCCAGCAGATCAAGGTCGCGGATTTCAGGATTTTTAGAGAGCAGCTGTACGTGATTCCCAGACGCCTTGATGAGCCGAATGATATCCCGTGTGACTGAGGAGTCTACACCCTTCGGATACGGGTCGCACATGAAGCACAGATGGATGAGGGCATCCTTGATGCTGCCTGTGTCCAACTGCCTGCGAACGGACTCCAAGATTCCGTCGCGCGGGCGAACGTCAGTATGGAACTGCTCGCGATCCTTGCGCAGCACGGAAGGCGCGAAGCAATAGAAACAGCGGTGCGGGCAACCTGTATAGATGTTCAAGGCGTACTGGCCATACTCCCCCGCGCGGCCCTTGGGCATGTAGATGGGATTATTCATGAGTTCCCTCGCTTTCTGCGCCATCAGGCGCGTTGATATCAATCTCCAAGCACTCGTAGATGTTGTGCGTATTTGGGTCTTTGTCGCAGTCCCCGCCGTTATCAGGGCTATTGATGCAGCGCGCGCACCACTCCGGCGTTATGTTGCCAGGTGCGTTTACCGGCAAGGGTGACATACACTTGCAGTTGAAACCATGAAGCCCATCTTCCTGAACGCTGGGATGGGGTTGAATGCGGCGCCTTTTCTTACGGCGTAGCTTCGTTCGCCTCGGCTCCCAGTGAATCCACAGATGCAGTAACCAGCAAATCAAGATCATTACCACGTAAGCGAGTAACGCGGCGAATCCTTGCATGATAGGCACCTACCTTTCAACTCTGTAAATCCGTTCAGCCCATAAGCTTGAGCTGGTTTTCCCTGAACGCCTGGTACAGCGTTTTCCCGTTTTGCACGACATAGGGCAGGAAGATTTCATCCATGGTGACCATCTCGGTTTCGAGGATGGCCATTTGCGCTTCCACCCAATCCTTGATGATGCGCCAAGCGACGCGCTCGGCCTGTTCCCAGTCGCACTTGACCTTCTGCCGATGAAGCACGGCAAGTACCCTGTCCACGTTGGCCGGGAGCTGGATGGGCACGAGTTGGCCAGAAACATCGACCATGAAGGAGAGCGACACGATGCGCCCACGGTCATCGTAGTCGGTGAGGATTTTCTTCGCGCCATGGCGAACGAGGTTCTTCTGAATGGCGCCGAGCGTGTCGTAGGCGTCGACCTTGGTGGTGTAGTTGAGTAGCGGCATATTGGCACCTCCTTCTGGCCTGTCAAGCCACAGCCGTCGTTTGGCACATCTCCGGCAGATTCGCGCGCACGAGAGCTTCCGGCACCTGCGGCGTTACCGCGTTGCCGCATCTGGCCACCTGTTCGGCCTTGCTGATGGCGCGCCCGTCCGCGCCTTTCTCGATCTCGTAGTCGGCGGGGAATCCTTGAGCTAAAAACAGCTCGCGTGGCGTCAACATACGCAGGCCGATGTCAACGATCACATAATCCACGCCCTGTACTGTCACGAGGCCAAATCGGTCTTTGGTGGTTGCCGTTGGCATGGGTTCATGGCAGCTACTGAAACCTTCGTTCCCGTAGTACTTCAGGAGGAATGCCCTTACTTCTCCGAAGTGCCCCTGACCGGCTGTAATGGTGTTGATTGGGTCGGCTAAATCCTGACCGATGCAGTGATTATTGAACTGCGTCAGAAACGCACAAGCCACACTGTTGTGGTCGCACGCCGTTACGGTCGGGCAGGGTTGGCGCGGATCGCGACCATCGCACTTGTAGCCGCCGTCGTAGAATTGGTGAATGAAGGCAGATACCAAAGCATAGCGGTTGCTTGCGTCCAGCGTCATAATAGGCTTCTCAACCGCTTGCCCGCGCGCCTCTTCACCTTCGCGTTCCTGATGATATTGAATTAGCGATGGTGCAACCATCATCATTTGTTCGCCGGTTGTAAGTGCTCCAATCGGCTCTTTTGGCGAATGGGGTGCGGTACCGGTGTTGTTTCGCACCATCACTGGCGCAATCACCATGTGATGCCCGCCATCTGTCACGGTTTGCAGCGGTTCGTCCACGCCGCCCACGCGCCCGTCGCCTGCGCCGGTCTGCCCTAAACTCACCATCATGGATGTAACGATGCCGTAGCCTGGCTGCGCCGTGATGGTACGTAGCGGCTCGTCTACCTTCTGTCCGCGAAAAGGCTTATATGCATGGTTCAGGCTAACCACAAACGGCTCGGGGTTCTCCATCACGAAGCGCTTGATTCCCCTTGCAATACGCGCAAGCGTGTTGTCGCTAAGCGGGCGCACGGCACTGCACCCATACTGCGCCTTGATATCCGCCTTGCTGTCGAATATCGACGGGCACGGCAGCGTCCAGTCAATCACATCCGCCACCGGCACCCATGGTTTCATGCCCTGCGCCGCCCAGCCATAGAGGGTGTCGAATTTCGCGCGTGGCATGTGCGTCGGTTCCGGCCAGACAATGGGGCGCCCGTCACAACGGGCAACCAGAAACCAGCGCTGTCTGGTGGTTGGGGCTCCATAATCAGCCGATACAAGGATGTTAGTTTCAACCTTGTAGCCAAGGCGTTCCAATGCCTGAATGAACCTGCGGTACGTCTGCCCCGTCTTCACGGGATTTGGCCTGCCATTGGGGAGAAGCGGCCCCCATGTCTGGATCTCTTCGACGTTCTCCATCATGATCACGCGGGGGCGAACGGCTTTTGCCCACTTCACGGCCACCCAGGCAAGACCGCGGATGTTTTTGTCACAGGGCTTACCGCCTTTGGCCTTCGAGAAATGCTTGCAGTCCGGCGAGAACCATGCCAGGCCAACAGATCGGCCGGCACATGCCATGACCGGATCGACCGCCCATACATCCTCCTGATAGTGCCGAGCGGTTGGGTGATTGACCTTGTGCATTGCGATGGCGCTCTCATCGTGATTGATTGCAATATCCACATCGCGACCCAGCGCCATGCGGATGCCCGTAGAGGCACCGCCGCCGCCCGCGAAGTTATCAACGACCAGTTCATGTCCGGTGTTCATTCGCTTCGTCCCTTTCCGGCAGAATGTAGATATCGTTCGGGCAACGGTTCATGTCGTGAATGACGTCCCGCATGTCCATCAGATCAGGAAGTCGATGCTCCAACGCGCATGACCCATAATCCATAGGGACCACCTTCAGGGTATGGCCTGTGCACTGTATGAGGTTGGTGTCAACGCACCATCCACCGGATATGCTTGCAACGGTTTTCAAACCTTGCCACCCCCCTGCAGAGCACCCTCGGGCGTTTCGATAAGGTCAAACAGCGTCGGCACCCCGCGCTTGCTGTCGGCCTCTTCGCAGTACCCGACGCCGTCGCGGAAATAATCCGCGTTCAGCTCGCAGCCGATACCGTTACGGCCCAACTCCACCGCACGCACAGGCACCGTCATCAGCCCGCCAAACGGGTCATAGACCGTTTCACCGAGGTTGGAGTAGCGGTTGATGAGGCGATCAACGATGTCGATTTGCAGCGGGCATACGTGCATCTGATGGCCATTGCGCACCTGCTCGCTGTTGAGGGTGCGCATGCGCAGGATATCGTCCCACACGTCCATCTGCCAGCTGCCGGGCGCGACGGTCATGAACGTAGCGGGCAACCGGCCCTCTGCGTCCAGCTCCTTGGCCAGCGCGACGTGCTCGGCATAGTCATAGACCGTGGCGCGGGTGTGTTTCAGGTACGCGCCTTGCAGCTTGCCCGTGGGGATATGGAGCAGTTCCTCTTTGGTCATGAGCCTGTCGCCGCTGCTGCGCCAGAAGGCGTGCGCGTCGATCTGCCACTGCGCTCGGGTGTAATCCTCCTTGGATTTCTCCACGGGCACATCGGCATAGGCCTTGTCGCGGCTGCTGGGCAGCTTGCGGAACAGCAGCACATACTCGGGGCAGCCGACGCCCATCTTCGAGCCATCCTTGCAGCATTCCGTCCAGCCAAGGCGGTATGTCTGGTTGTTCTCGCGCACCACATCGGTAACGACAGTAATCATGCCGATGAACTGGAAGCCGTGGCGCATGTAGTGCTGAATGGTCAGTGCGTGGAACGGCTCGATGGAGGGCATTCCCGTGCCGGTCTGGCTGCCGAACAGCACCCGGTCTTTCGTGTGGCACGCGAAGATTCGCCCAGGCTTCAGCACGCGCAGCAGGTTCGGCGCGAGGAAGTCCATCTGTTGGAAGAACCTGTCCGTATCCTCGTTGTGCCCGAGGTCGTTGTAGCTGGGCGTATACTCGTAATGGTTGCTAAAAGGGATGGAGGTCACGATCAGGTCAACGCTGTCATCCGGCATGGCAGCCGTTTCGAGGATGCAGTCGTTCAGCACGGCCTTGTAATGCCGCCCGGTGACCTCCATGCGGTTGGTGCCGATGCTCCGCTCCATGCGTTTCTCTGCCTCCCGTGCGTTCATGCCGTAGGTGCGCAGGATTTCAGCCATGCGCTCCTGCATACGGTTGTGGTTGTCCCATTTCTCAAGCAGGGTGCGCAGGATTTCCTGCTCGGTATCCATGTAGATGATGTCGATGATCACCTGCTCGGTTTGCAGGAAGCGATAGATGCGGTGGATGGCCTGAATGAAGTCGTTGAACTCGTAATCGATGCCGAGGAAGATGGCCCGATGACAATGGCGCTGGAAGTTGCAGCCGGAGCCGGATATCTCTTTCTTGGTGGCCAGCAGGCGGCACTGCCCTTCCGAGAACGCAATGATACGCTCTTCGCGGAGATCCATGTCCAGCGAGCCGTACACCTCGACGGCTTCCGGCAGGGCCTGCTTGATGGCTCTCCGTTCATCCTCCAAATCGTGCCACAACAAAAAGTGCGCCTGTGGGTCACTCTCCACAATCTCCCGCGCTTTGGCTACGCGCATTTCAATGCTGATGCGCTTCTCGCGCGCGGCATCCGACAGGCCGAGGGCGGCGTCGCGGTAGAGCATGACCTGCCCGTCACGGTCCACCGGCACTTCGCCGGTGGACGCGATCATCTGGTGGTACCGGATATCCATCGGCGGCAGCGCGTAGCCTTCGTCCGAGTATCCGAGGTCGCTGGGCTTCTGGATGAACAACGCCCATGTCGATACCCACAGCCAGAACTCCTCTTCTTTGTGGGGGTAGATGGTGAGATCATTAGCCTTTTGGCTGTTGCGCTGGAAGAACCGCGTGAGCGCTTGCCCGGTGTCCATCACGCCCAGGTATCCGGCGTAGTGGATGAGCTCCTTGTAGCGGTTTGGCGACGGTGTGGCGGTGCTGACCAAGCGATAGGGAACCTTGCGGAACTTGGGCAGAAACGTCTGGTAGGTCTTGGAGCCAAAGGAGCGAAGTACGCTCGCTTCGTCCAACGCGGTCGCCGTGAACCACTCCGGCCTGATGTCGCCGTCGCGTACGCGCTCGTAATTGGTCATCATGATGCGGATATCGGCAGGTTCTGCCTGCCCCGCGCAGGCGTTAACCTCGGCCATGGTGCGCACGTATCGAGGCGCAGCAGCCCACCCAAGCACGGTGATAGCATCCCGCGCGAACTCCTGCCGCACGCCCAGCGGAAGCACGATCAGCGCCCAGCCGCCCGCATCTTCGGTAACCAACCGGCACCATTCCAGCTCCTGCACGGTCTTGCCAAGTCCGAAGCTCTCAAACAGCGCCCGGCAACCGCCCTTGCAGGCCCACTGCACCGCGTCGCGCTGGTGCGGTAGCAAAGCGGGGTTGATCTGGCTGGCATCGATGTCAAAGCCGCTCTGCGGAGCCAGCACCATCTTGCTGTGGAGGAAGTCGGTGTAGTTCATGAGGCAGCCTCTTTTCCCCAGTATTCATGCATTTTGACGCCGACGATCTTTCCACGAAGCCATTCGCACTGGAACCTTGCCCAGTCGTGATCGCGCGCTCCAGATGCGTCCCTGTATAGCATTGCAAACGGCATAAATCCGGCGCGTATGGTATCAATCAGTCGCCTTTCGGCTGCTTGAAATGTGTCGCCGGGGTAGCCGATCAGCACATAGCAGCAGGTGCGATGCGAGGTTACCGTATGCCCAGCATCTCGCATCATCTTTCCGGCCAACACCAGCGGCTCATAATCATCGGCGGTGTCATAAGCGAAGTACATCTTGTCAGGACGCAACGTGCGTAGCGCTTCTGCGTGCCATGTTTTAAGGATTCTCGCCTCCAAACCGCCTGTAAACTTGGGCGGGTGCGGCTGCCGAGACAGCATCTCGAATACCGCTTTGACATGTTGATCGCTACAGGCTAGCAGATTATCATCCAGCACATTCCACCCATCCTGCACAGGCAGTTCACGAAGCCCACCTTCCCTTTTGGGAACACTGCAGAACCAGCAGTGATTCGGGCACCCTCGACTGGTAATGATTGCACCTTTCTTGACATATAGTCCAGGCACGAAATCGCCGCTTGGGTTCCCAAAGGCTACCCCGCCAACATGAACAGGGACACCAACGGAGAGCCATTGCTCGGCAAGCCAATATGCGCGGGGGATATCCCAAGTGAAGGTAACGGATATATGCACCTCATCAACTTCAGGCATGGCAAGGAGGGGCGGCGGGCAGTTGATGAATGCCAATGAATCGTCCGGTGTCATGCTGGTTTGGCTCGGAAACACGCGCGCAATCCTTTTCATGATGTGCTCCCTTACTCCGCTAATAAGTGCGTCACTCACACAGGCCATACATGCTAGAACAGGCTGGAACATCCTCGGCCTGACGCAGCATGTCATACTGCATCCCGCCATGACCGGTCATAGACCATTCCACCACGCTATCGATGTCTGCACGGGTATCTGAAAGCCCCGGTATCTTGGTTGCAGGAAAGAAGGTGGATGCGCCGCGTTTGGAACACAGCCTCACATGCTGTTCCCATTCCCTGATCCGGCTAATGTGGTGCGAAAAGCGTTTGGACACTTCGCAAATCTCATCCTTGGTCGCATTGACGCAAAACATACACCCGACCCGTCCACAACCGAGCCTGTATAATGGGTTTGGAGGAACATTGTGTCGCTTGAGCAGGTCGAAACACGCTGACTTGGGCCAATCCACCAAAGGCCGATAGATCGTGTTGCCCATGGAGTCGCTCTCCAGTTCTTCTGCCTCTCTTCTGTCCTCCGATTCATCGCGCCGGATGCCGACCCAATTCCAGACATCCGCTGGACGCTGACTTTTGGCATACGCCTCCACAATAGCCGGAGCCGTAGACTGCCATTTGATCGGATCGAGCTTCAGCTCGATGGTGCAGAAACGGGCTTTAGTGCTTGGGAAGCGCCCCTTTAGCGCGCATAGGTCGAGAAACGGTATGCTTGTTGGGTGCAGGTGCGTAAGCACACGCTCAACCGCTTCCGCCGTCCAGTCGCGCAGGTACTCGCCACTATCGCGCATCTTTTCCAGCCCGGCGCGCCGCACGGCAATCTTCTGCCGGAAGTCTGCCCGCACGGTTTGCACAGCAGGTCCACCGGTGCGGCGACCGAGGTCGTTGATATATTCAAGCGTGTATTCGTGCTCGTTGCCCGTGTCCGCGAACACGGCCCTGAAGGGGATACCATGCTCCAAGGCCAACAAGTAGCACGCTGTGCTGTCAACACCGCCCGATATGTTGATAATGTTAATCTTGCCTTGCATCTTCTCGCCCCCTCATACCGTATCCGGCCTGCGCGGATACCCCGCGCAATGCATCCGGCACGACTCATACCGCAGCATCCCCACGTGTTCGGAATCCAGTTGCAGCTTTTTCAGCGCGCCAGCCATTTCGAGCCTCACCCGCATGTTGAGGTCGCGCTCTTCTGCGCGTAAATCGGCGCTGACGATCTCAAACAGCCACTTCACGGTGCCAATCGGCATTGCGTTATCCCGCGCGAAGCTCGCTTCAGACTGCCCGTTCTGAAACGCCCAGCGCGCCACTTCCTTCTGCCTTGCTGTAAATGTCATGTTCACTCCACCTTGCTCAGATATTTGGCCATCACATAGCCCCGGCCAATGTACGCCCAGGTTGCGCCATCGATATCAATGCCCCACGCGGTCACGGTGACCTTCTTCCCGGCTTTCAGTTCGCCCGTTTTGGTGCCGCCGATACCGTTGCGTATGCGGACCGGCCCACCGCTGCTGTTGAAATACTGCCCATAATCCTCTGTGGATGTGGTGAGGTACTCCGACTTCACCCAACCAGTACCGGCCTCGACAGGGGCTTCCACCAGCGTCCAGCCGCCTTGATAGCCGATGGCCACCACCGTTTCCCCGGCACGCAGCGTGCCTGCGTCGTGGCTCTTGCGGGTAGGCCGTTCGCGGATGTACAGCACGCCGCTACTGATCTGCACCATGCAGGTCACGCCGATATCGTCATCGGCTCGGGCGGTCATGCCCACCGTACTCAGCACAAACGCAAGCAGGATTACCGACATTGCCTTTCTCATGGTTCGGCACCACCTTTCCCTTTGGCGGGCGACGCGAGCAGCCGCACCGTGCAGCCAATCACATCATCCGGCACATGGTCCATGCGCAGGTCGTTGACCGCCTGCCTGAACCGGCATGACCGCAGTTCGTCTGGTTCCCCGAGACACAGCGCGCATTTATCGGGGGCACCGCTTTTGATGAGCTGCAGGATGGTTTCGCGCGGCACGTACACATAGGCTTCGTCCCGGCTCACCGCTACCGGCGAGGTGAAGGCCACTTTCATGTCGCTCACATGCCGCATCAGCTGCTTGCGCTGGTGTAAGGGCAGCAGAGACGTCAATCGGGTAAGCAGTTCGTTCTCCGCCGCGGTAAACGCTGAAAGGGTGTCCACGCATCCGGCATCCTCGGCGAGCGCTTTGAGGGATTCCCGCCCTTCGATGATCTCGGCGGCCAGATGGGCAATGCGTTTGAGTGCCTCATACTCCTGTTTGTCTGCCCGGCGCTCCACCATCAGCGCCCCCTTTCCGGCTGTCCATCCAGCGCGGCGCGTCCTTCGCGCATGGCAATTTCGATGCTTTGCCCAAGTTTCGCGCCAGCCATCCACGTCGGCGGCGTCGGAATGCGTTCCTCATGTGGTTTCCACAGGTGCAGGCAGTAGGGATGGTTGTTGACATACTGGTCGCTCGCGGGATGATATTGCACCACGACCTCATCGTCGGCATAGAACATCTCCTTGACCCGCTGCATTTCTTCCCACGTCGGGCAACGGTGGGTGTAGCTGACGCTCACATGATCCCAGCCACCGCCCCAGCTCGCGATAAAAGCCAGCAACCGTTTCTCGTTCGGCATCATGATGAACCCGGCAAACCCATCCGGCGCTATATTCTTGATGCTCACCCTTGGCAGCGCCTGCAAAACATCAATCGCTTTCACTTGCAACCTCCTCAATCTTCACGCACACCATGGGCGTGATGCCGTAACGCTTGACAACGCTCGCTTCCACGACCTGCGCATCGTCCTTCCACGCGATGCCGTTGAGCGCATCGCAGACCAGTTTGCCGATATTGTCCCAATCAGGGCGGATCACCGGCAGCATTTCGTTATTGCGCATCCTCGCCTGCATGCGTTTGGAGGCGGACTTGGGCACAGCGTAGAACGCCGCGATCTCTACCCGCACCGCACCTTGCAGCGGGCACGCGCCGGGGTTGCCCTGCCGGAACGCGGCTTGCACCATGCATTCATACGCCGCCGTATTCTCAGGGGTGTAGGCGTGGCCTTTTACCACCCTCGGTCTCGCTTTGCCCTCCGGCTTCCCGAACACTGTAAGTCTCATAGGATCTCCTCTCTGCACTCCGCTTTTAATGCCGTCCTAACTGCGTGCATCACTCCCGGCAATGCCAAACCGCTGCATCATGGAGGCAACCTTACGCTTAGCGCTCTCGACCTTGTCCGCTTCGGCTTTCTGCCGCATGGTGTCCAGCACGCCCCGCACGCTGTCGGGGCAGGGAGTCGGCTCCGGCTCTGGCTCTGGCGCAGTTCGCTCCGGCGCAGGCAAGGCCCGCTCCATGGCAAACGCATCGCCTACCGCGAGGTACATCTGCCTCACGCTCTCCGGCAGCTTTTGCAGCTCGCGCGTGTGCACCGCACGCGCCCTGTAACTGCGCATGAAGTTGCTGCACACCACGCTGTTCACAACTTCCATGTCCATCAAAGCCCAGTCGCGCAGTTGGTTTGGGCTGCCCACCGCCCGTTGCACGTCGTAGGGGAGCTTGGCAAACTCCTTTTTGCTGCCGTAAATGCCGTTTCGCATCGCCGCCGCCACCAGTGCCCACGCGCCTGCTTCGTCCAGCGTATTATCCGCCTGCATCTGTGCCAGCTTGTCCTTGATCTGGCCGATGGAAGGCGGGAACCCCTTCACGTCCGAGGCGACAAAAGCAAGAATCGCCGCTTCCACGCGCGGGTATTCCTCGCCGGGGAACATCTTGGCCCAGATAGCCACAGTGTTGGCTGCATCCCTGCCGTCCATGAAGCGCGGGTAGATTTCTTGGATCACGGCCATCGCCTTTTTCGTCTCCGTCAGGTTCATGGCAAGCCCTCCCTCAGTTCGGCAAGAAACGGGTTGTAGTGCGGCTTCTGTGCGGGCGCCTGTGTGGTTGCCTTCGCGTCGCGGCTTTCCCATGTGCGTACAGCGGCTCGCCAGTCCTTCATGGGCGTGCTGCCAATCTTCCAGCCTTTGGCGGAATAGTGATCAATAAACTTCTGCGGGTCAATGCCGTTTTTCCGCTGGGCGCAGTATTCAGCCACGTCCGCAACGCTTGGTGGAGTAAAGCGCTTTGCGCTTTGCTTCGCGCCCTTGGGTGCGCGGGCTTCGTAAACGTCATGGTCTTCGTCTTTGTCTTTATCATGGTCTTTGTCTTGGTTGCAATTGCTTGTATTTGCATGCAATTGGTTTTTTTGTATACCTTTTGCTTGCAATTGCTTTTCTCCGGAGCTTGATGGACGTCCACCGGACCTTGCGGCCTCGCTGCGCTTAGCCGATATTTCCCGGTAGCAATCCATGTCCCTGTCTATTTGCGCCCTGAGCATCGGCCATAGGTATCTCTCTCCGCCGGTGAGCGGTATAACATCGTCCTGCCGTGCGTGTTGTAGCATGGCAGTAATCAGCCGCCCTCGTTCACTCTCGGAGAGGGTTTCCAAGGCTTCCAACAGGTCATAATAGACCTTGACGTAGCTCAACCCCATTGCGATACCCCCTCAAGGGTCTACTTGATGTTCAGTCGGTATACCTTGGCGATCTTCTCGTCGATGGCCACCGCCACCAGATGGTAGATTTCCATGAACTGCGCATCCCCCAGTGAATCCACCAACATGTGGTGCTCGCGGCATAAGGGCATGGCCAGCAGCCCAAGGTGGTTGATCGTGCGGCGATCACGCCCCATCCCCACCCTGTCCACGTGGTGCAGGTCGGCACGTTTGCCGCATACGCCGCATTTCTTGTGAATCAGGCAGGCATACACATACCGCTCGATATCGTCGCACAGGGTGGAAAGCGGAACGCTTACGGGCACGTCGAACTCCAACACGAACTCAATCAGGAAGGTGATGTATTCTCGCGCGGTGGTCATATCGCAGTCCGCCAGCGAGAAGAGCTCCTTCTTGAGCGCTTCCATCGTTTCGTTCACAAACCGCCGTTTCAGCACCATCTTGATCTGGTTGAGCGTGTAGCCGCTCCATACCGCAATCTCGCCCATCAGGGCATAGGCCTTGCGGCGCTGCTCGGGGCTCAGCTGGCGGCCATCCGGCATGCCAACCTGTACCTCGTCATACTGGCGCAGGCAGAAGCGCTCCCAGTTGGTGTAGGACACATAGATGGTGAGGCCGTGTTCGTCGATGTTCACGATCTTTCCGGGTACGATCTCCATGCTTTCACCACCCATGCGAAGCCCGCGCATACCCCCCGCCCTACTACAAGCATCTGCATCCGCGGGCTTCGCTGCTTTTCCACGGCTCCCAATATCCATTCCCTAGGTACCACCGGCAGCAGTATGCCACCTGACCGTGGTCATTCGTATCATTCAGTCCCCCGCGCTACGGTGAGCGCGCAGCCCCGTGTCCTGTTGTGCGGTGTCTGGCCTTCGACCGCAGCCTTTGCCTGCACCTAGTATCCCGTTACCGCCACGTGAGGTCGTACTGATTGGGCGAGATGTGGCACATCCTGCGTCCAAGTGCTTTGTTTTGCGTCCAGATGGACAATAGCCGTTTTCTTATCGATGCCAGGCGTATCAATCACCTCCTTTGGCACCCGCTTCAGGGCTTTTGGTGCCACCTGCGGGATTTGAACCCGCGTCCTGCCGCTTATGGGGCGGCTGCTCTGCCAACTGGGCTATGGTGGCAAAATGCCCCGTGGCGTGCCTCCTGCGGGAACGGTGTGGCACGCCGCGCGTTGACCACTCGCGCTGGGGCTGGAACGGCGGGCGGGACTTGAACCCGCAACCAACGGACGGATTGGCTACCGTCCGGCGCTCTGCCAGTTGAGCTACCGCCGCATATCGCAAAGCCCCTGCCCCATTGACAGGGGCTTTGCAGTGGTCTGGTGCCGTTCGTTACGCGATGATGTCCACGCTCAGGCCGTCCAGCATGGCGGTCAGATAGTCCCTGATGCCATGCACGGCTGCGTTGCGCCATTCGCCCGCATCGGCCTCGAACAAGGCGATGGCGGGGCCTTCCTGTACGCGCAGCACGAAGGGGCTGACTGGCTGGGCAATCTCGCAGAACGTGCGCATGGGCGCGAGGTACACGGGATTCTGGATGATGGCCTCGCCCACCTTGTAGATGCCATTCTTGACGATCACGCGCTGGCTGATGCCATCATCTGCGGACTCGGCGCTCTGCTCCTGCCGGATGTTGCCGACCAGCTTGCCGACCAGCTCGCGGTTGCCCTGCGAGTCCTCCGCAAATCGGCTGAGCAGGAACACGATGAATGCTTCCTGATCCTGATAGCGGCCCCACGGAAAGGCTTCAATCCGGCGCTTGCACTCGGCAAGCTGCGGGCGGCGGTTCATCTCCACGCCGCACAGGGGCGGGTAAACGCCCACGGTCACTTCGTTCTCGACCACCACCATCAGGCGGCCATGCTTGGCAAAGTTGCCGTCGATGTCCCGTTTCAGCCATTCGCACAGGCCGTCCAGCGTGAAGGTGGACACCTGGCACGGGAAACTGGGTTCGTACTTCTCAATTCGCGTGAGGCCGGAGAAGTTGGTGTAGAGTTCCCCGTCAATCTTCTGAATGGTGAAGTCACGGGAGGCGCGCCCCGTATCAAGC